AACAGACCGATATACTTTGTAGGACTTGATGAAGAACACGTTTTGTTTCAACTATACGAATTAGACCATAAGCGAATAGTAGTAAAGGACGCGTTACACATGAGTAACATACTAAATAGTTGTTACTTGTTTATTGGAAATCAAAGCAGTACATTTGCATTGGCAGAGCAGATGAAGATACGCAGAGCATTGGAAGTGCATAACGGATGCCCGAATGTAATTACAATAGGAGGCGAAACATTTGACTACATGACAACAGAAGGACTTGAACATTTAATTAATAAACATGGCAGAAAAACCTTTTAAAATATCAATTACAGAGTGGGGTAAAACATACTGCACTCATGTAGACCATAGTGGACAATCAATTGGAGATATAGTTGATATGTTTACTAACTTATTAATCATGCAAGGCTATGGCAGAGAATTAATAATTGAAACATTAAAAGACCAAGTTGAAATCTTAAAACAAAACACATGAGCGAAGAAGATTTATTTGATGAAGTTTACTTTGAAGAACCTACTACTCCAATGGAGGCTGTGAGTTTAGTAAACTTTGCACTAACTACTTTAGAGATGATAGACATTGAAGATGAGAAGTTGACAGAAAGTGGCAAACGTGCTATAATAAGGATTAAAAAACAATCATTAAAACTACTATCATGGGCTGTTCAAGATATGCACGATAGTATATTTGAGGAAGAAGACAATGGGAAGACCAGTTAAATCAAAAACAGAAGTAGCTAAAAGTTACATTCTTAAGAATCCAACATTAACACCAACAGCATTAGCTAAGATGTTATTTGCGGATTATGCTTATGAGTTTACAAGTGTTGAAGATGCACGAACCATTGTTAGAAAACTAATGGGTAAAAAAGGGGATTATCACAGAGAAAATTCTCATAAAGACTTTACTGCATTAATTCAAGAAATGCGAAAGGAATTGCCAAAAGGAGAAAGTGAAAAAACAGAACCTTACAGACTGCCTACATCATGCACACGCATACTTGTGTTAAGTGATATACATTTACCTTACCAAGATGATAATGCTTTATTTGCTGCTTTGCAATTTGGACTTGAAAAGGATGTAAACTGCATCTACTTGAACGGTGACACGATGGATATGTACCAATTAAGTAGGCACGAAAAGAATCCTGCTAACAGATCGTTCAGCTACGAGTTAGATATATGCAGAAGTTTCTTAAAAGGTATACGCAAAATGTTTCCAAATGCCCACATAGTTTACAAAATTGGAAACCACGATGAGCGATACGAGAAGTTTATAAGGATGAATCCGCAAATAATGGCTATACAAGAGTTTGATTTGAGTAACTTGTTAGGGTTCACTGATTTAAGGATACAAGAAGTCAAATCAAAGCAATGGTCATACGCTGGTAAAATGCCAATACTACACGGACACGAACTGCCTGCTAAGTCGGGAGGCGTTAACCCTGCGCGAATGGCTCAACTTAAACTTAATAAGCAAGTTATTATCGGACACTTCCACAGAGAAACTAAAAGCACAGGAAAGCAATTTGATGATAAACCTTATGCAGCATACTCAAGTGGATGTTTATGCGACTTGCATCCTGCCTATATGCCTATAAACGATTGGAATCATGGCTTTACATATTTAGAAGTAGACCCAAAGAACGGAAACTACTATGTGCAACAGAAAACTATTGTTGATGGGAAGATATACTAATGATACCAACCCGATTCAATATAATGTCACACGAAATAGAAGTAGTAATCGACAACGAATACTGCCACGCCAACCAATGTATGGGAAGGTTCATCTATTATGACAATAAAATAATAATAGCAGATAAATATAAGACAGATAAGACATGGCGCAAGTATAAAGAGTCAATAATCGAACATACATTTTACCACGAATTAACACATTGTATATTATACTATACAGGCAATAAGAAATTGTGGTTAAATGAAAGGTTAGTTGACAGCATAGGAGGTATGTGGTTACAATACGATAAAAGCAAAAGATAAAAAAAATGAAAAAACTATTAATCATCGCAGCAATTGCAACAGTATTTGCAAGCTGCACAAAAGAAGAAACACTAACTATTAGCAAACCTAAGTTCACAGCGTTTGGAAGTTACCTAATAGAAGGTACAACAAGCTACATGCAACTAATAGGGTCAAGCAATAGCAAATATCACGGCTTAATATTAGGTAGAAGTATGACAGGTAATAACGTAAATGGTGATATGAATTTCACAATTCAATTTACAGATAGCATTACATTCAAAACAATACCATCAGGCATGGGTAGAGAAGATGTGTACACGTTTATAGACACAAACTACAATAACCCTGTTGTATTTTATAAAAGTTGGAACAGTTCAGAAACACTTAAACTAAAACGAATTAACTAATGGGTAAACATAAATACATAGAAACTCCCGAAAAGATGTGGGAGTTATTTGAACAATACAGAGCATACACTAAAAGTAGACCTATATTGGTACAAGACTTTGTAGGCAAGGATGGAGATGAAGTAAACCGCAAAAAGGAAAGACCATTAACAATAGATGGCTTTGAGTGCTGGTGTTACGATAACGGTATTATAGGCGATTTAAGCCATTATTTTGCAAACACCGATGGGAAGTATACTGATTATTTAACTATCTGTTCACGCATACGCAAAGCGGTAAGAACAGACCAAATAGAAGGCGGTATGTCAGGCATTTACAACCCAAGCATAACACAGCGTTTAAATGGTTTAACCGATAAGAGTGAAGTGATGGTTAAGGAACAACCATTATTTAAAGACGAAAACGAAGAAACCCAATAAAACCGCTTGTCTATGCGGTGAGCAAATGGCATTTAAGTATACAACAGCAATAAAGAAGTTACGCAAATTAAAGGCACGAAAGAAAGTAGTGCAAGGCGGAACAAGTGCGGGTAAAACATTCGGGATACTTCCTATACTAATTGACAAGGCAGCAAAGCAATCAGGGTTAGAGATAAGTGTAGTATCGGAAACCATCCCACATTTGAGGCGTGGCGCGATAAAAGACTTTCTAAAAATCATGCACGAGACTAACCGATACTTCGAGGCTAATTGGAATCGAACACTATTAACTTATCGTTTTGCCAATGGATCGTACATCGAGTTCTTTAGTGCCGAGCAAGAAAGTAAACTACGAGGTGCAAGGCGTAACATCCTATACATTAACGAGGCTAACAACATTAGTTTTGAATCCTACCACCAATTAGCAATAAGGACATCGGATGATATATGGTTGGACTTTAACCCGACATCGGAATTTTGGGCGCATACTGAAGTATTAAAAGATGATGATGCAGAACACATTATTTTAACATACAAGGATAACGAGGCACTACCTGAGAACATTATAAAGGATATTGAAAGTGCAAGGGATAAAGCAGAAACATCAAGCTATTGGGCAAATTGGTGGAGGGTATATGGGTTAGGTGAGATAGGAAACTTACAAGGAGTAGTAATAGACAATTGGCAACAATGTGAAACTATCCCAATTGATGCAAAGTTAGTGGCATACGGTACGGACTTTGGATTCACGAATGACCCAACAACGTTAATAGCTGTATACAAACAAGAAGGCAAGCTATGGGTTGATGAGTTACTATACCGAACCAACATGACCAACAGCGAGATAGGCAACTTTTACAAGACTCAAAACATAGGGCGGTCCGAAATCATTTGTGATAGTGCAGAGCCTAAATCAATCGAGGAATTAAGGAGGCAAGGATTTAATGTACATCCTGCAATGAAAGGACCTGATAGTATCAAGATAGGTATTGACATCTTGAAGCGTTACGAAATAATGGTAACTAAGCGGTCAACTAATTTAATCAAGGAGTTAAGGTCATACCTTTGGGAAACTGACCGAGATGGAAAGTTGACCGGAAAACCAATCGACCATAACAACCACGCAATAGATGCACTCCGCTACATCGGATTAAACAAACTTAACAACCGACCTGCTGGCAAGTACGCCACCATCGGAATCAGTTAAGCATTATTCGGCTTATTGTATATTTATAGGTATGATAAGCAAATATTCAGATTTA